TTTCCATCATCCTCACAACTGCGTCCAGCCACTCCCCCGCCGCCTCCGCCACCGCCTCCCCCCGGGGCAACACACTCACCATAAGCTGCCCTAGTTTCCTCGTATCTTCCATCGTCATACATACCCTCAGCAGGGTAATACACGTAATTTTTTCCCTGAGCAGCACAAATGGCATCTGATGCGGCGGGCGGCGGCGCAACAGATGCTGCCTGCTGAGCTGCGAGGGCATTCGAAGCATTGATTTCTTCTTGTGTATAAACATCCTCGCATACCTGTACATCCTGCTCATAGTCGTAATTATATTCGTAGCGACATTGTTGAGTCGGCATTCTATAATATAAAAAGATTTTTAGTTTAATATAAAATGCAAACGAAAATCCAAAGAGCCATGTACGACTGGGAGGGGCGCAAATACATGGAACTTGAGGGACTCGGTCGAGTCAAGGTTCCATTTAGATACGGGCGAATCATGTGTAAAGTTCTCGGGGACAAGACGGTTCAAGAGATGGGAGTGGGGCTGAGTGTCGAAGTTCATATAGATATTAAAACTTGGGAGGGTGTTCAACACCAAGTGCTTTTTTCCATAAAAGAAATTTAAGGTTGTTTTTTAAGTGCCATATACACTATAAATCCTATCAAACATACGAAACCTATGCTTGACATGCATGAAAGGCACCAGCAAATAAAACCTAAAATACCTCCTGATGAACTTTGTTGAGTGGTGGAACTTGTTTCGTTCATCGACCCCGTCGACCCTGTCGCACCTGTCTGCTTCACAGCATCTACACTCGTCGTCTGTATAGGAGAACCGCTCATAGGGCTGGCTCCCGAAACGAGAGGATCGATCCGCGAACCATTCTGAACAAGTCTAATACGGTTATTAGGATCATTCTTATAAGAAAAACTGGATGCTCCATTAGAATCTGTATAAACAACTGCAAATATAGGCGGGGTAGTATCAATCTTGTACACTTGAACCGCCGGGAGCTCACTGCCTGTAGCAACTGCTGATAGAGTTGCGTCTGAACCAAGATTTCCGGTGCTTATTATTCCCTTTTTCTTTAAACTCGAAACTCCCTGAAGTGCATCCATGTAACCGTCAATTTGTGTTTGACTTGTGAAAGGGGGTGCCCATATAAAAGACCCATCTGAAGTTGTTCCCGTCACGGAACCATCGGAAGGGTTAAAGGTTGACATCTTATATTGAGTAAGAAAATGTTCAGTGCTCTCACTCGTCAGGGATTTTCAATTTTAGTTCAAAATTCATCTGATATTAAAAAGGAACTCACTGTAAGACCTATAGAGAATGCATTGGGGATTCAATCCCCCTCCTTCAAAGTCTTTCGGGTCGGTAAAGATGGGTCAATTTTGGTCCCGAGGTATTATGGCTGCGAGCGGTTCGGGGTGCCCACCACAGATTCCAGAAAAGATCCTTCTATTGCTCACGGCATCAATTTTGTTGGAAAATTGCGAGAGGCAACACGACAGCCAGAAGCTCTCGATGCAGGTGTCAGAGCCTTTCGTGAAAAAGGCGGGGGTGTCCTCTCGCTACCGTGCGGCTATGGCAAGACTACAGTCGCCTTGGCTCTTTCGGCACAACTAAAAGTCAGAACCATGATTGTGGTTCACAAGGAGTTTCTGGCAAATCAGTGGGTCGATAAAATCAAGGAGTTTTGTCCAGCGGCTACCATCGGGCGAGTTCAGGGAGACACGTTCGATATTGAAAAGGATTTCGTCATTGCTTTGATTCAAACCATGTGCATGAGGGAATTTGAACCTAAAGTTTTTGATTCAGTCGGTCTTCTCATTGTAGATGAGGCGCACCATATCGGCGCTCCAGCTTTTTCTCAATTTATGTTTAAAATTTGTCCACGGTTTACGCTCGGTCTCACAGCCACACCAGAACGGAAGGATGGACTTACACGGCTCCTGTACTGGTTCCTCGGTGCCGAGTTCTTCCGTGTTGAGCGGGTCAATCAGGGGACGACGAAGGTTCGGACACTGAAATATGCGTGTGATGCCTTCAAGGAGGCTCCACCCGTAACGCGCTTTGGGAAGATTAACATGGCTGGCATGACTACCCTCCTGACTGAACTCGATAATCGGAACGTTCTCATCGTCAACACGGTTCACGAAGCGCTGAACGAGAATAGGCGCGTACTTGTACTGTCTGATCGGCGTGAACATTGCTTTGATTTACTCAACAAAATTGGCTCTAAGGCTGGCTTGTACATCGGAGGCATGAAAGAGTCTGAATTAAATGAATCTGCTAAAAAGCAAGTGGTCATTGCAACGTTTCAGCTTGCTCACGAGGGACTGGACATTCCTGTGCTCGACACGGTCATCTTAGCAACCCCACGGTCTGATATTAAACAATCTATAGGACGAATTATGAGAGAAACCAAAGGAAAATTGAACGATCCTTTGATTTTTGATATTGCTGACCAATGGTCTGTATTTTTTAGCATGTACAACAAGCGACTCAAGATTTATAGGGAAGGTGGATTTGAAATAGTCGGTGAAGAAAAGCCAATTGTTAAAACTGGGAAATGCTTGTTCTTGTAGGTCCCCTCCTACTTGCGAATTGAATCAACAAAACCCATTAAAAATACCCCAGCTACGAAAAACATGACGATGTAATTACACTCCGTGTTATCCATAACTGGTTTTTGAATGGACGGGATTTCCCGTTTATAGACTGGTGGTCTGTGTGACAACTCATCATTAATTGGCGCGTAAGCCAATCCCATTACTTAATACAAATAATTTATTTAGATAGAAACCTCCTTCTTCTTCGCCTTGGGTCCACGCTTCCTCTTGTCTGTGCTGAGGTTAACCTCGCGAGTATCGGGGTCGCCGCCTGCGTCGATAGACACAATGTCGGAGACGGACTCGTCGTCACCTCCGTGATTTCCTGGACGCGTCATCATAGCTGGGGGAGGACCCATCATGCTCATCAAAGAGCCGAAATCCATACCCGGTCCCTTCATGTCACGGCGCCCACCGTCATTCACAGGGGAACCAAAGCCGGACTGCTGCTGTGGCTGGCTACGCTGAACCGCATCAACCATGTTGCGCATCAGGTCTGGGTTTTGCCTCACAACTTGAGAAACGTTCGGCACAGCCGCCTTGAACATCGAGTTGGTCAGGTGGAACATCATTGCTGATCCTCCAACCATCAGCATGAGCTTCACCTCTGGTGCGACATTCACCTTGGTCTTGTATTTGTTGTAAAGGTCCTCGAATACTCCGTCATAATCATCAACATTCTCCATCATATTCTGAGACCAACCGTTCAGCTCCAGGTCGAATGGGTCAAATTTGTCATTCAGAAACTCCAGACCCGTCACGCAAGCCACCAGCATGCGACGCTGAAACTTGACCGAGCGATCAACCTCGATGCCGTACGTCATCCGCTTGTACTCTGTGCGAATCTCATCAATGTCTGAATAAATAGTCAGACGGGCACTGGTTGCAACCCCCTTCTTGGAAAGTCTGGAAATCTTGTTCAGCAGGTCAGCCTTCTCGTCCTCGATCGTCTTGTATCCCTCAGAAGGAACCTGTGGTCCATAACTGCCACCCCCCTCCTGCTGCTGATCATCCTCGTACTCCTCCTCGCCGCCATCATACTCCTCAACAATTGGAGCTGCAGGCGCCGTACGCTTACCAGGATTCATGAACATATCCAGCCCCTCGTCTTGGGAAATACCTTGATTTACTCCAGCTGCACGCTTTGCAAAAGGGCTTGGGCGTGAAGGTCTGGCTTTAAGAGGAATTCTCCTCTCAGCAGGCTGAATAGAAATTTCATCCAGCAGAGCAGTCTCCTCATCATTTAAATTCATAGTTTGTCCCCCATTAGTTTCGAAAGATACATCAGCCATCCTAATACTTTTAGAGAAATGATGTCAGATGCCTTTAACGCGCCCGAAAATAATATTCATAAAATACAAATGAAGATCAAGTTTGGAAAAATGCTCATCCACGCCATCATCGTTGGTCTGCTCGTGGCTATCCTGGTTCTGGTTGTCCAGGGGAGCAAGAGCGGCTACGAGCCCTCCCCCCTGCTGGTGAATGCCGGTCCAGCCGCTCGCCAGACGAACGGTGACATCTTCTCCCTGAAGGATCGTGTAGACTGTGTGCCAGGTCCCTCGGAGTCTTCTGACTATTACACCGTGGGTCTGACCCCAGGTGGTCTGTGCGGCGGCTCCTCCATGGTCCGTGACCAGATGCGCGACTATACCATTGCCGGCGGCGTCGGCGGTTCCCTGCTGGAGAAGTAGACTCTAAAAAAATAGAAGATTAAAGTAATATGTGCGACACTGAGGTGTACACGATCCGTGTTGATTCAGTCGGTGCCAGCTCAAATGCGAGCTTCGTCGGCTACATGAACATCCCTTTGCGAAACGTCATCAAAGCTGAGATCCTGTCACTTTCATTCCATGGGAATGCCAACACTCCCGTGACTTCATCAGGCGGATATTATCTGAATATTGAGGAACTCAAGTCCAAGTTTAATGACAGAACAAATATTCAATACGGACTTCAGGTTGCAGGAAATATATCGACGGAAGGTGCAGCATCTCTCGTCGCCCTTTCTAATGTGGGACAGCTCGCAACCTCCGTCTTGTTTATTCCAACCCAAGAAGGTTCCATAACGAGTCACCGAACGATATTTACGATAAATGACTTTTTCCCAGCCGAGACTCCGTTTATAGAGCCAATTCGTCAAATTGAGAAATTCACCGTCAACATCTACACGGCGATCGGGAACCTGAATAACTTTGTCGGTGGTCCGACCTACATGACTCTCCGGATTACCTGCTCCAAGCCCAACGTGTGCCTGTACCCTGATCGTGTGGGTTTACCAATCATGTAAATAAATACTAAACAAGTATTAAATGGACTACACAGTCTATGTCGATTCCAATAACAGGAATCAAACCCTTTTTCCAAATTCAAATTCATATACTCTGTACCTGACGACCCCCATCCAGAATATCATCAAGGTTGAGGTTCTTTCGGCAATGTTGCCGAACGTGTACAGTTCGCAGTATCTGACTTTGGATATAACAGAACTCAGGACCCCACGAAATCTCATCGCCGATGCGCTCGTGAAAACCGTCCCGACTGCCAACGCTTTTTATGGTTCATTTGCCACAATTCCAGTGAAGACATCTACATTAGCATTCGGAAACATTTACTCTTCATCAAACGTGGTGAATAATGGTGAATTTTATAACGCAAATTACCGGATCCTCCAAGATTTTCCTTCACGCATCGACAAACTGGACCGTCTAACAATCACATGGCGCCAACCAAACAACGGGAACGTTTTTGTTGATAATAATTTCAGCCCATCTATTGATCTTGGGAGGAACATGTTCATCCTACGTTTCAAAACTGTCCATGTACCAGATGAGGACCCTAGTAGACCACTCAGTCTCCCCCAGCCAGTCCCGTGGGACTCAGGGAACGACCAAAAGATGCAAATAATTTTGATAGCCGGGGCTGCTCTTCTAGGTTTACTCATAATAATCTCAGTAAAAGCTAGATAACCATGGGTGGAGATAGCATCACGAATGGATGCAGTGGCGGTGGAGGAGGATCTACCGTCACCGTCGCTTCACCAGTTACAGTTACTGTGTATACTGGAAATGTATCAGGAAGTAACGGTGGAGCTGTTTTTGGAAACATTCTCTATGTAAACACAGTAGAAGCTATTACTCTCTCAAGCAATTTACTTGCAAATTTCACTTATGCAAATGCTCTTTATTTTTCAGGAGATGGCTCAAATATTTTCAATATTAATGCATCTAGTATAAACATAGGAACATTGAGTAATACAGTTCTTCCAATAACGGGAGTTGTTGCTGGTATGTATGGTGGCGAGGCAAATATTCCTCAACTTATAATTGATCAGTATGGCACTGTTTCAAACGCCGTCAATGTTCAGACCCAGTGGACTCCCACAAGTCTCTTTAACATTGCCACGGCGAACGGCGTCTCCATCGGGACCTTGAATGACCCCCCAACAGGCTCGAACCTTTTCGTGGTTGGGACGGCAAATGTCACAACCATGAATGTTAATAACCTCTTCGCCAACACAGTCACTATTTTTGGTCTAAATACCCTGAACGTCTA